TACCTAAGGCTTGAGATAACTTACCAAATCCTAATTTATCTAAAGCAGTACTTAAACCTGCTACAATTGATCCACCTAATCCTAATAATGAATTTTGTTCTTTAAGCTCGTCTTGAATTCTTTTTATAGTAGCTTCAACAGCATTAAAATTAGCATCTACCCCTTGGATTATACCTGGGATTTCGTTAAGGTATGCTTCGGTTTTTTCAAGTTGGACATTTATCCTTTTAAATTGAGATTCAAGTTTAGCCTGTTCTTTGCGATATTCTTTTAAATCTTCTTTCTCTAAATCAGTTAATCTTCGGCGAGTTTTAACTTGCTCTAAATGTCTTATTTGATCTTTAACTCTATCTACATCATAGCTTTTAAATCTAGCCTGGTCAGCTAATCTTTCTTTATCTTGTTTTAGTACCTCTTCAGAGTTAGTTATGTTTTGTTTTTGTATAGCTAATTTTTCTTGAAGTTTTTTAAGATCCTTTTCATTTAAATCTACTATACTTTTCTGGTGGAGTTGAAGTTTTTCAGCTATAGATATAATGCCTTTATAAGCTCTAGTAGTTATAGTAACCCCAGAAGATGCATTTCCTAGTTCTGATACAAGTTTTTTAAAAACATTTAATGAATCAGAAATATCAGATGTAAGTTCATTATATTCTGATCTTAAAGTTTCAAGTTGTCGTCTAGCAGTTGCGGTAGAAGCAATTCGATTGGCTTCTTGTTGAGCCGCTGATTCTTGTAAACCTTCTACTACTTGCAGTAACTTAATCAGTTCTTTTAATTCAGCAGAACTAAGTGGATTTTGTGCAGCCATGTTTTAATAAAAGTATATATTATAAATATTAAAGACTACCAAATTTAGTATTTAGGAGGTTGCTTTAACTTACCCTTAAATTGGTCTGGGAGTTGAATTTTACCCTCACGGATAGCTTTAGTTTGAGAAATTAAATCTTTTGGCGCGTTATTATTATTCTTTTCTTCGTAGTATTCTTTCATTTTACGGAATACAAATTTACGAAGCCATATAGGCATATTGTAGATTGTTTCCCAATCATAGCCACCTTGGCCATGAAACACCATTTCATGAATTTGAGTAAATAAATTAATCCTATAATCCCGAGCTAGCTCAGGCGTCAGGCCAAAAAAAGTTAAGTCCAACTGGAATGTTGACTTTTGTGTCGCTTCCTTCGGGAAAAAAGGTCAGATCAACGTCTGGTTGTACCTCCCTTATATACTCCCTTAACGCCTTGGAGTCACGGGCTAACAAATACTTGTCTACGAATTCTCTAATGTGTGGGTTTTCTGTATTTCCTTCAACAGAAGTAATCATGTACTTTAAACGGGTTGACAACTCAGGTACATTATTTTTATAAATCTTCTTTAAACCTTCTAACTCAGCATTGATTTTTTTCTCATCAGCACTTGTTAACAACTTAAATGTAATATCTATTTTAGTTGAAGGAAGAGTAAACTTAAATTCATTTACGCCTGGGTTGTAGAGGTGGTCTAGGATAACTTTGTTTTCAATTGTAGAAAGATCAACTGTTTGTTCTTCACCACCCCACATAAAGGTATAATCTTTACCATAACCCAAAATGCGAGCAGCCACTAATAACGCGTTTTTATCGCCTACAATCAAATCATCATACTTTACATCGGAAACGATGAGTGATTTAACTAACTCGTCTAGTACTGTGCCTTTTTGGATATATGATTGGTTGGTTAAAATATCTTCTTCCCTTGCGGTCATATATTTCATTTCAATCGTACCACTTGAAAGAGGATTTTCTTTAGGGTATACTAAACCCTTTGAAGGTAAGTCCACAACCTCTGTTGGGACATTAAATTTGTTTTCCATAAATAATTTTGTTATAACGTTTTTGTTTGTCCTATATACATATATGAAGAAAAAAAAAGCTCGCAAAAAATGCGAGCTCTTTTTATAGTATTTAGCTTTAAATCTTAGTAGTTCAATATAGCATAGTCCATACCTATAGTCATAGTAATATTTACTGCTGTATTTTCGGTATCATAGCTATAATCACCAAAGTTAGCGTCCTTAATGAATGCACCTACAAGCACCCATTGGCTTACAATATCACCTACAGGACCTAGAACGTTAAGTTCAAGTCGCTTTTTGTAGAAGTCAGAGTAACCATCTCTACCTGTTACAGATTCGTGTGATAAACGAACCCATTCCATGATTGTCTGTGCACCCGAAGGAGTAATTGGGTCAAATAATGTCATAGTTACATCACCCCAAGTGGTTTTACCCTTAACTTTTCTTTGAACGTTAATGTGATTTAATATTACTTCACCTTGTTGTAGATTTACAGCACTCATACCTTTAATCATATAGGCAGGAACGTTATCTAGCGACACCTGGAACCTGTGGGGTTGTTTAGGTTCAAATGGTGTGAAGAACATTTCGTTATAATTTAATATTGCCATTGTCTTAGTTTTTTTATTTGTTAATAAATATATTATGATTTAAAACCTTATGCAGGGAAAGTAGCACCTGTTGGAGTAATATTAAAGTCGAGGTAAATAAATTCAGCTGTTTTAGTTGGCTGTAAATAGATTTGACCTATTAACTCATTTCTATCAATTACTTCAGCAGAGTTATTAGTACTATCCATTACTACTTTAAATGCATATAAACCTTGGCGTTGTTGAATTGATTCAAGATATGGTATAACTTGTGCTAAGAAAATATTTCTTGTAACTTGTGTGTTTTGTTCAAACACTAAATTATTAGCAACTCTAGAAATAGTAGATTTTAATACAATCAACAAACGACGAACATTTACACGATCAAGTGCTGAAGGTTTGCGTTGTAAGGTTTTCTGACCATAAACTGCAGTACCAGTGCCTGGGAATGAAGCTAATGGGTTAATGTTGCTAAGATATAAAGTATCACGTTGAGCTACACTTAATTTGTATTCAGCACGAATTACTCGGTTTAACCCACCTCTGTTAATACCTGCAGGTGCAAACCAAGGCTCAGATACGCTATCAGTAAAGGCATATACTCCAGGAATAAATGTTGAAGCTGGGACCCAAACTGTTCTGCCAGTAGCTACATCTTTAGTAGACACCCAAGGCCAGTAAGTAGCAGCATATGAAGTATCAAAGTTATTAGCTTGAGCAGTTGCAGAGCTAACTGAACCACCGTAGTTTAATAAGTCAAATACATAAATATTATCACCTCTGTTTTGGGTATTTTGAATAATTGTTTCAATTTTAGATCCATGACCTGCAAACTCATAAATTAAACCAGGAGTGTAAAGAGCATTAAACTTATAATCATCATTACTCATAAGAGCAATAGCATTTGTATAGCTATTTGCTGTTAATCCTTGAGTATTAGTTGCAATAATGTCATTATAGAATTTAACCCCAGCTATAATATCACCTGTAGCACCAGCAAATGCACCTGTTTGAGCTATTGGTAAAGAAGCAGTGTACGAAGCAACAGAAACTTGACCTGCAGAGTTAAGATAATTAGGAGTTGTGTTATTTACAGCTTTAACTCTTACATATCTTGAGCGGTTAGCATATGATCCTGTAATGTTTAATTGGTTATTAACAACATCATAGTTGTAATCATAGTTACCAATTACTGCTTCAACATAGTTTGGAGCAAGTGGATCTAATGATAATTGAGTCCATTGTTCCAAAATAATTGGGTTATTAGTATTATCATCACCTCTTCTAATTAATAAAGTAAATGTACCTGAAGATGTGTTTGGGGCTATAATTTCCCAACGTAAGTTATTAACAGATCCACTTACTAAGCCTCCTTTTGAGTCTTGAGAGCCTGAGCTGTTCATAATAACACCTTCAGAAAGTGTTTCTAATTCAAATGCAGGTTGAGAAGGGGCTTGGGCACTTGATGAAATTTGACCAGTAGCTGGGGTCCATTCTAATGAGTTTGATACTACACGAGTAATCATTAATGTCTCACCACCATTTTGGAAATAGTTGTAAGCTGCAATAGATGTCATGTAAGAATAAGGAGCACCACCACTGATAAGAAGATCACCAAATATGTTGGTGAAATCACTGTATGTGGTTACAACAGTAGGAATACCAATAGGGCCTCTAACTGTAGGGCCTATAATGGCTGCTCCTACAGCAGGGGGTCTTTGGCTTATAAAAGATGTATCATTTTCTCTTGCTAATACACCTGGGGAAAGTAAAACGTTAGTCGCCATGTTATTAAATTGTTTTAGTTGTTTTTAATTTGGGGTTTGTTAATAAATATCTTGGAGGGTTTCGAAAAACTAGGTGCTCACAAATTCTCCTTTTTCTAGGTTAATGGTGCCATCACCATATTTGTCTTGGAGTTGTTTGCCTAAAACTTCTTCTTTTTGTTTTAGTTTTTCATATTCAAGTTTTAGTTTTTGCTTTACAGATTCTAATTCTTGAAATTGAATTTCAATGGTACCAAATCTGTCTATTAGAACAAATCTTTCTTGTTGGACTGCTTTTAATTGTGTAATCTCTTCTTGGGTTAAAACTTTTGTTTCCATATTTTTGATTTATCATAAATATTTAAGAGGTTGTTGGAAAATCAGGGGGTGTTTTTAAAGGACGATAAAATATTCCTTCTGAAGCTTCATACCAATCTCCATATCCCACATCTTCTGTGTTTTCTTCTATTAAAAGATCATGGTCACCTGGGTATTGCCAAGGTGTTATACCATCCCATATCACTATGTCAATCACATAGTTTGATTTTATTACTGCCCATCTAGCCATATTTAATTTGTTTTAATAGTATTCAAAAATTATTACAAAACCATTACCTCCAGGACCTGCTGCACTGGCTGTATTGTTTACACTTGACCCTGCTCCACCTCCACCTCCTGCTCCTCTACTTCCACTTCCTCCAGTTCCACTAGAATTTCCTCCTGCTCCACCATGCCCTCCAGTTCCTACTAGTACTCCTGAGGTTAAGTTACTACCTGTATAGTACATTAAAAAATTAATTACATCATATACAAGAGCACCATTATTGCCATTTCGAGGAGTTTGTGGTAATCCAGGTGAACCAGATTGAATTAAAGTAGCGTACTGATAAATAGCTGATCCTGATCCACCACTACCTGATACGTTTGAAGTATTTATACCTCCTCCTCCTCCTCCACCTGCTAAAAATCTAGTTCCACTAAAAGCATTACCTGCATCTAAAGCATTAAGATTTGATCCTGCACCTCCATTTACTCCAGAATAATAAAATGGTGGATAAGGATTTGGAACTGTAGCTGTTGTTGGAGCAGTATTACTTCCCCCAGCACTTCCTGCAGTGTTAGTTCCACCTACACCTCCTGGTCCACCTGTTCCTAGTAAAAGAATGGTTGAGCCTGAAGCGAAAGAACTACTTGATCCTACTGTACCTGTAATTCCATTTAAATTGGCAGCTCCTATTCTTTGGCCACCACCACCACCACCACCACCTATAGTTATTGTATAACTTCCAGTTGTTAATGATGAAGATGAAAAATAAGCTACATTTATATTACCTCCAGCTCCTCCTCCACCACCATATCTGTTAGTAGATGCGGCTCCTAGTCTTCCACTTCCTCCTCCACCACCACCTCCAGCACAAAGTACTTTTATATATTGTACACCAGATCCTGTATTATAAGTATAAGTTCCTGAGCTGGTGTATATT